AGCTTGGGTCTCGTCGGTGCAGCCGAACAGGGTCACCTTGGCCAGCTTCTCGGCGGCGCTGTCGGCCAATTGCGCCGTCACTTCGTCTTGCTTCCAGGTCCGCGCATTGAAAAAGGCGACGGTCACCGCGTCGGCCGTTTCCTCGCCGGGCATGACGTATTGAATCTTGAAAGACCCCTTGACGATATTGCGGGGGCCGAACATGGCCACGGGCAGGGTTTGAGCAGCATCCCGGAATATCCGCACGACGCCGCCTTGCAGCACCGGCACGGCGCGGCCACAGCGGGCGATGCGGATCAAGGCCTCCCACACTGTCATCGATGAGTCGAAGACGCCGTTGAACTCGTCTCTCCTGGCCGTCCAGACTTGGTCCAGCGCATGCAGAGCAGCGAGATCGATCCGGATGTCAGCCAGCTTGGCGCCATAGGCTGCCCGGCAGGCGTCGGCGAAAACCCAGGCGATCGAGCGAGTTGGCGCAGGCGTGCTCCATCCCGTTACCGGATCCCAGATCGGCAACCTGCGGGTGACGATGCAGTTGATCATGCGCGACGAGCGCTGCGATAGGTTGTCGGTGGCGCGCATCTTGACCGCCAGCAGGGTCACGTCGCCGAAGTCCGGCGTGCCATTCAGATATGCTCTCAAACTTCCCCAGCGCAGTTCGTGGCCGGCCCTGGACGAGGTATCCTTGGCGTCGGTGCGTAGGAGTTGGACCTCGTAACGTCCAGACGTGACCGGGTATTTGAAGCTGAGCCGGATGGCGGTATTGGTCGCCGCCGTATGGGTCTCGCTAGCCAGCGTGGTCCAGGTGCCGGTCGCAACGCCATCGTCATCAATGGTCCGTGCCTGCACTTCCCATTGAATGCTTCGCGTATCGAGCCCGCCACCGTCATTGGCGTAGTAGAGGCCGCGAGGAAATATGACGTCGATGCCGAGGTTTCCAGCTTGGGTCGCGGTCGGGTTGGCGGTGAAGGGGCCGACAAAGCTTCCGCCGTCGCCGGTGCTCAGTAGTTCCTGACCGGCCACCTCGGGCGCCGTGACCACGTCGGTCTCGAACAAGGTGACGGAACCGCCGGAACCGACGACCTCGTAAACCACCTCTTCGAAGGACGCGATGGGTGTGTCCTCGATGCGCAGTTGCTCCAGGTCGTATTCGCCCTGGCCGATAACGTGAAGCTGAAAGAGATGCTGGTCGTTGTTCGAATACTCCTGATAGGGCTGCGTCGCGAGGTCCGGGTAGATCAGGTGGCGTCCATAAAGAACCGGGATCGGCTGGCCAAGACGCGCCTCGTTGCCTTGCGCCGATAGCGAATAGGTCGGGCTCGGCGCCGGCGGCGAGCCGACGGAACCGAAGCTCATGGATGGAACCGAAGGCCTGGGCGCCGGAATAACGGCGTTGATCAGGGCACTGCCGGCAAGCGATATGACGCCGCCCAGCACCGTGCCCCAGCCGATCTCGAAAGCGGTCCCGGCGAACAGGCTTCCGGTGAGCCCAAGGGACCCTGCGAGCGCGCCCCCCAACCCCGGCGCGGCCACCAGCAAGGCGATGGACAAGACCGTCTTGAGAGGATTCTTGCCGCCTCCGCCGCCGCCCCCGCCATGAGGCAGGGCAACGAAGGTCACCACATCGCCGTTTCCGATAACCGTGACCGACCAGTCGGCCCGCAGAACTGCTTGTCCGTTGTGGAGGCAGATGGTCGGGCGATCGAACTCGGCAATGCCCATATCGTCCAGCCAGCCCCGCACGGAAACAACCCGTGTCACGGGCAGCACTTCCCGGCCCCGTCCGGGAAGGAACGGGTTGTTCATCATGACCACGGCGGCAAGCATTATTCGATAAACCTGTAATTGCCCTCGACGCGCCAGCCGTTGAGGGCCAGGGCATCGGGTTTTTGGAAAGCCACCCCAGCTTCCTGGGAGCAATGGAGGACACCGCCGCCATCCACGTCGAGCCAAACGCCGACATGGATCGGATAACGGGCCTGACGCATGAGCACGCAATCGCCTTCTTCCGCGAATTTCACCAGATCCCAACGCTTCCGCTCCGGGTGGTCACGAAACCCCCGTGCGATGGACAGAATGTCCTCCGGGTTCGGAATGCCCGGCAGGGTCCGGCCAAAATGCTTCTCCTGGATATGGCGCACGAAAGCCCAGCAATGATAGGAGTCCGGCCCTTCCCCCGTCGGCTCCCAAGGAATGCCGATGTAGTGTTCCGCCCAATGTGTCATCGCGCCAGCCCGGGAAATCTCTTCGCCGTATAGGTCTCCGACGGAAACGCCTTGTTGCCGATGTCGAGCATTCGCGCCCGGCCCGTGACCTGGAGCGCGTTGGCCTCAACCTCGGTCAACACCAGGGTGATCGGCGGGTCCATCTGCGGCCCTTCCAGATCGGTGGAGAGATAAGGCCGGTAGGCGATCTCGATCTTGTCCTGGGTCGCCACCGCCGCGTCCAGGTGGCGGACGATCTCTCTGGAGACATTGTCCAGCGTCACCGTGATCTCTGGCACCGGCGCGGTGTCGACCGGCGGCAGCGACAGATCGAAGGCCAGGGCTATAAACATCACCATGGCCCCACCATCGAGGGGTGCTCCCGGTTCCAGCCGCGCCGTCAGGTCGGCATGGTCCCGCACCACCCGGATGGCGGTGGGATCGCCCGCGTCGTCAACGAACGCCGGATGCCGCAGTTCCAGCGTATGCAGGATCACCACATCCGACGGTGCGGCTGCATAGGCCTCCTTAATCGCCTGAGAAAGGGCGGGATCGGGCATAGTGGCCTCGCTTCAGACACAAAAAAACCGGCATTTGCCGGTCGTACTCACCAAACTTAGTCGTGCCTTCACCAGGAGAAGCCTCTGATCTCTTCAAGGGTGTTCAGGACGGCAACATCCGCCTCCGCCTGGTCGCTCGCATCCCGGATCACTTCGCGTTCGGCGTAGATTTCCCGAAGCTTCTTGGTGCCGTTCAGAAAATCCCTTTCCTTGGCCCGATCGGTTTTCCAGTTCAGTGCGGCAATCCTTTCGCCGGCCTCTCTCTTGACCTCGATGATCCGGGCGTCTTTCGCAGCCTGAAGGTCCGCCGCCACCTTGTCGGCTGCACGACGGGCATCGATATCCTTCACCTCGTCGTCGGTAACGCCGTCGTAGCGATCGACCACGACTCCGTTCACCAGTTGGAACCGGTGTCCGAGAACGGACTCCACCGGAAGGTCGTGATCACCGTCGGGGCCGATGACGCCCCAGTCATTGCCGTGGGGAAAGCTAATTTTTTTTGCCATGGTCAATTTCCTCCAATAATCGGAACGATGTAGGGATAGTTTGTCGAGTGATAGGCGCTGTCGAAGATGTAGACGTTGAAGCCCGGTACCTTCGAACTCATGTCGGACTTGTCGGCAATGGTTTCGAAGACGTTCTTGGTATCGATGTGCGACATGTAGATGCCGTAACCGCTGTCGGAATTTGGGCTGTAGGAGATCATGAAGTCGCTGTCTCGGATGGGAGCAAACGACCGTCCATAGCTGGAATCCTGATACTGCAGGAATGCGTACTTGCCGTCGGAAACCCGGATCAGGAACACCTCGGCCCCCGCCCCGTAGTAGTAATAGGGCTGGTAGCAGATGACGTATTTGCCGTCGTTGGAGATTTGGAACCGAATACCGTTCCGGTCCCCGCCTTCCATGCCGTAGGTCGTGGTGGTGCTGAGCGTGTGGGTTGCTTCCTTGGTGTAACCACCCGCTCCATCCGGCGTGAAGCGATCCAGCATGCAATAGCTGTGCGGCTCCATGCGCACGACGATGATTTTGCCGTCGTCGCAGGGCGTAACCACACCCCGATACAGGCTCTCGCTGTAACCGGCGGAGTTGACCGTCCAGTCATGGAAGGTGTGGTTGGCCTCGACGAGGTTCTCGAACCAGGACCGGCGGTCGCTAGCAGTGATGTCGAACGGCGCAACACCGGAATAGATGTGGAGCCTCATGGAAGTGCCGCCGTTGATGTTTTCGTTGATCACCAATGTGCGGGTCTTTTCGTTGTAGCCGATCATCCCGTACTTGGCGTACGTGCCGAAGTTGTTCTGGGCGTAGAACTTGCTGGCGGTCCAGGCCAGGTGCCAGCCCTCGGTTCCGGCTAGGCGGCCCGGCGCAATGGCGCGAGGTGCCACTCCGGCGTACTGGTTCTCCATGAACAGCGCCAGGTTCTTGTTGGTCTTGTTGTTGACCCAGACGCCGACGTTGCGGAGCGCGGTACTGGAATACGAGCCCGCTCGTCCGACCATCGAACCGTCGGGGCCAACAGCTAGGGCGATATGGCCGAGATGTCCGCACCGGGCCGTGCCATCCCCATAGGAAGTATCCGTGGAACTGGCGTAGGAGTTGCTCTGGCCGTAGGCGTAGAAGTTATTGAAGAACTCGGTGCCCTCGCCGCTGGTGGTCCCTTGCATGTAGCTGGTGGAGTTGTAGTTCTGGCGGCCCACCTCCTGGAGATAATGGTTGTAGAGGATGGTGCCCCAAGGAGAGGTGCTGATCATGGAAACAACGGCAAACGCCGGGCGTTTCCACGAATCCAGCAAATCGCTATCGAGATGGCGCTGATGCTGTTTCAGCGCGTTGAAAGTCAGGACATCCATTATTTAAACCTCCGTAATGGCGTTGATTTGCCCATCGGGCGTATAGGAGAACGTGAAGCCGCGGGCGTAGGTGATGCCCCCAAGCGTCAGTTCCTCGGCGTAACTCGATATCGTTCCGTCGTCGTTGTAGGTGAAGTTGTTGACCAGCCGTGGCCCTTGCTGAATGGATGCGACCCGCCCCAAATCGTCATAGACGATATCCCCCGCGACGATCGTGCCGGTGAAGAGGGCGGCATTGGCCGCATCGACCGAATAGCCCGCGCCGACGCCGAGATAGGTTCCCAGGTTCGTCTCGAACTCGACGAGTTGGTCGTTGATCTGCGACTCCAGGGCGTTGGTGAACGTCTCAATGTCCGAAAGCGCGGTGTTCAGGTTGGCGACGATGGTGTCATTGATGTATCCCGTCGCCGTGGCCAGCCACAGGGTGTTGAGGTGAACCTTCAGCGCCTGGGCGATGGCATTCAGTTTGGCCGGCACCTCACGGGCCTTGGTGTTGGTGAAGATGCCGACATCATCCTCGAACGAGGCAAAGGCGTCGGTATCCGGTATCGCGGGAATGGTTAGGGGCATGGATCAGGTCTCCGATTAGAAGGTTTCAAGGGGGCGCTCTCCGAAGGATTCAAACGTCCGTTCGCCAAGCATCACATCACCGTCGAAGTCGATGTTTCGCTCGTCCCGGTTCATCAGCATCCAACGCTCCTCGGCCCCGACAGGGATGTCACCGAGCTTGGCCGCCCGGGTCAGCATCAAGATGTCTTCACCGCTCAAGCTGGTGGCGTAGAAGGCGCCGGCCTTGGTCGCCACCTTTTGAAGGAGGGCGTCGTATGCGGTCGTGTCCTGGACATTCTCGATCAACTCGACGGCCCTCACCATGAGGGCGAAGTCGTCCATTCGCAGATTGGGATCGTCGAGTTTGGCCGAGATGGTATCGACGGCATTCGACTGACCGGCTTTCACCGTCAGGTAATGGGCAAGTGTGGTCATGGGTCAGCCTTTTCAGAAAAGCTCAATGCCGAGCGTGCGGTAGTCGGAGCCCCGGCGGGCGGAAACAATCAGCGTTTGCAGGTTCAACCCCGTCGCGTCGGCAACGATGACGGCTGCCGCTTCCGCCGCCACCGCAAAGCTCTCGGCCTGTTCGGCCCAAAAGCCGCTGTTGGTTTCTGACTGCGCGGCCACCGTGGCCGAGCCATCGGATGCGGACTCCGAGGCAAGGGCCTGAGCCGCCGAGGCGGCAGAATTGGCTTCAGATAGCGCCGCAGCATTTTCTGACGCGGCGGCGTTCCCTTCAGACAAAGAAGCAGCTGTCGCGCTGGCTTGCGTATTGGTTTCACTGGCGGCAGCAGCGAGAGCCGAACCAGCGGCGGCGGTTTCTGCCGTACCTGCGGCCTCTGCCGATAGAGACGCATTGCCTTCGGCCGCCTCGGCAGCCGTTTGTGCCGCCTGGGCGACGGATGCCGACCCGGCCGACGCCGTGGCGGACGCGGCCGCATTGGCCTCGCTCGTAGCCGCGCCGCCGGCACTGGTCGCGGCATTGCTCTCGCTGGCCGCCACGTTGGTTTCAGATGTCGCGGCGTTGGCGGTGCTGCCCGCCGCTCCGGCCTCGCTTGCGGCGGCGTTCGCTTCGGAAATAGCGGCATTAGCTTCGCTGGCCGCCGCGTCGGCAACCTTCTGGTCGAGCTCGGTCAGGCTGGATTGAAGCTGCACATCGACGTCGGCTATCGCCTTGGCGACGGTCTTGACCGGACCGCCCTCGGTGTCGATGAGGGATTGATCATCGCCATGGACGATCTGATGCAGCAGCTGCCCGTCCGCTGCCGTCTGAGCAACGGCGTCGGCCAATTCGGTTTGCAGTGACATGATGGTTTTTCCAAGAGGCGTGGAGCACCAAAGGTGCGACAGGGAAACAGAAAACCTACCAGACCATCGGGCCTGGTAGGCGTTGGTGGACGAGGTTGTTGAGATCGCTGACCGATGCCAACAGGGCCATGGAATCGCTATCCAGAAGGATTTCCAATGCGTCTTCATCAAGGGTCGGGCGTTCGCGGATCTCCAGTTCGCTGGTGACCTCCCACAGGATTCCCGACCGGGGCCGGGCATCAAATGGGCGGGTGAACCGGGCTTCATGCGCGACCAAGCCAAGACCACCCAAGAGATCAATCTCGAACCATTCGCCGCCCTCCTTGGCGTGCCAGCGATACCAGGACTCGAACAGGGCGAACTGATCACGACGAAACGACCAGCGCGCGGAAATCCGGCTCGGCACCTGGGTATAGCGCCGGCGCTGGCGGGCGGGACCCGCCTCCATCTCGGTGCGCAGGATCGCTTCGCCTGGATGGACGCCGTAGCCTTCGATAGAGGGCAGTGGTAGTGTCGTAGGCCAGGAGATGGACATGGTTTTCGGTTCCAGATATCCGGAATCGGACAAATTTTTTGATCAATAAAATTCAGAAACCGGAGAGTTTTGTGACTTCACCACCCGTTCAACAGTATGAGAGCCTAATGACGACGATTCGCCAACGGATCGATGTTATCGAAATTCTTCGGTCAGCAAGTGTCGATGCATTTTCAAAGGCTGAGACGGCTGCCTTCCATGGTCGGAAGGTAGTTGAAGGAGTCGCTTTCGGGTGTCTGGTAGCCGTCGAGAACGGCCTGAAACACGTTCCACGGGATGCAAAGGGCAAGTGGAATGCGGATAAAATCCTTGAGAGCCTCAGTTCAAAAAACATCACTGTCTTTCCAAGTCCGAGCGTCATCCGAACCGCATCGAAAAACGAAATGGCGGAACACAACGTAAAGGTAACTGTGGAGGGTGTACCGGAACGACGTCTCTCTCATGATGACCTAAGAGCTATCTACACGCGACTTCACAAATGGCTTCATGAAATCAACCCATATGTTGAAGCAAATCGAGACGAGTTCATTGCCCAAAATGAAAGCACATTATGGGAAGACCTGTCGAAGGCACATTATCTGATTGAGCGTCATTTCATTTCCATAGGCGGCGAGGGATTCTTTTGTACCCTTAGGGACTCTCAAGATGGACGAACGAAAGTCTTGCCGCTCTCGCGACTGACCACGCTTTCTTGACGGCCACGTTTGATCACCTATACGCTCCCGCCGCCGGATTAAGGCCGTAGCGGCGCTCCAGGGTTGGGGCTAGGCCCTCGCCGCGCCCGATGTTGCGGGCCAGCCGCCCCTCCACTTTCTCGACCACGATGTCCAGGCCGAGGTTGCCGTTGCCATCCCGACGTGTCTGGACCATGGTTTCCGTTCCGGGTGCCCGGTTGTCCACGTTGACGGTGACCTTGACCTCCGGCTTTTGCCCCAGCCTAGCGCCCAGCGCCCTCATCTGGCCGGGCGTGAACACGGTCTCGCCCCTCTGGGCGATGATGGGAACCTCGCCGCCGACGATACCGCCACTGTGGAAACGCGGCGCGGAACCAAACGCCGCCGGATCGACGGAGCGGACGGCAAGATGGTCGATCCCGATAACGCCACCGCTATGGGCAATCTGGACCGGCCCGCCGCCAGCGTCTTGAATAGCCCCGCCGCCGCCGAACAGACTGCTTCCAATAGCCCCGAACACGTTCTCTAGGAAACCGCTGAACGGCTTGATCACCGCCATGCGGTATGCGGCGCGCAAGGCTTCCTCGGCGATGGTGTTGAACAGGTCGGCGGCGCTGACCTTGCCGGTCGTCGCCCATTGGACGAAGGCGTCCTCGCCGGCCTTTAACGACCGAGTAGTGACCTGTTCGAACTGCTTGGCGGCGTTGGACGCCTCATCGGCATAATCGCGTAAGGCCCTGATGACGCCCGCCGACCAATCCCGGCTCGCCCGCAGCATGCGGTCATAAGCATCTTCCGAGGCCCGGGCGAAGGTCTCTTGGGTAATCGCTCCTTCTTTCAATAGTTCATTCAGGTCCGTGATCTCGGCCTTGTAGGCTTCCTCCGCCGTCCGTAGGCTTTCCGTGAGGGCGCGGCCCTTCTCCTTGAGCTTGGCGGCCTCCTGCTCGGCTTTGTTTCGGGCCAGTGTGGCCTGTTGCTCGTCGAACAGGGCGCCGGCGAGTTCGCGCACTTGGGCGCGCTCGGCATCGGTCGCCTCGGCGGACAACCGTCGCAGGGCCTGAGAGACAAACCTTGCGCGATCGGTCATGGCCAGAGCGTCATGCTCGGCTCGAAGCCCATCGATGATCTTCCGGTTGGCTTCCGTGATCCGATCAGCCGCTTCCTGTTCCTTGGCCGCCAATCGCGCCAACTGAGCATCGCGGACGGCCGCCGCCTGGGTCATCAGGGCGTCCACTTGGCTTTTGTTGCTCCCGTCCGGGGCCAACAACGCCGTTATGTCCTTGGCCAGCCGTTCGTACTCTGCCCGGATTTTGGCGGCGCCTTCGTAAGTCAGGGCGAACAACTGCTGCTGCAGCTTGGCCTCGATCCTGGTGATATTTTTGGCGCGGGCCTCGACGGCCTTGAGGTCGATCCCGGCATTGGGCGCAGTGTTCTCCGCCTTGCCCATCCGGGATTTGGTAACCAGGGCGGCTTGCAACTCCTTCAGTATCTTCTCGAACTCGGCGCGGCGAGCTTTTAGATCCTCGACGTCCGATCCGAACAAACCATCCAGAAAACCGACGTCGTTTTCGGCGATCTGCTTGTTTAACTCGACAATGGCCTCGCTCAGGCCCTCGATGCCCCATTTGAGGGTGTTGATGTTCTGGTCAATGGGCTTCTTGTCGATCAGGACGTCGTAGAGGATGTTCATGCCATCCGATGCCGCCCGGATGGACCAGGCGACGCCGCTCAGGGTCTCGGCAACGATCGAACTCGTACCGGTGACCCTATCCAGGGTCCCCAGCAGTTCCGAAAACGCATTGTCCAACTGGATCGTGGCCCGATCGATGGAAAGCGGGATGTCGGCGAACTCCCGGGCGATCTCCGGGGCCTGTTTGACCAGGGCCTCGAACACGTCATTGGATAAAACCTTGCCCTGCAACACCATCTGGCGAAGCTGGCCGACCGTCACGCCCATCCCCTTGGCGATGCGGACCGCCACATCGGGGATATTCTCCAGAAGACTGTTGAATTCCTCGGCCCGGAAAACCCCGGCGGATAGGCCTTGAGAGAATTGCAGGAGCCCCGCCTTCATGGCCGACGTGCTGGCTCCGCCGATGACGCCCAATTTTTGCACCACGTCGACGAGGTCGAGGATTTGCGCATTTGTGGCCCCAAGCTCCGGCGCCGAGCGCGCCAGGCTTTGGAACAGCCCTACGGTGCTTTCGAGCGCAGCCCCGTTTGCGTTGGACAACGCCATCAGCGCCCGGGAAACCGCCTCGTAATCGCCGGTGGCCTTGGTCGCCGTCTTGATCCGGGTCTGCAGCACCTTGTAGGCATCGGCCTGCATGACAAGGGACCTGGTGAACCCGGCCAGGGCGACACCGGCAAGCACGCCGCTTAAGATCCCGATGCCGCTCTTGAGCGTCTTGGCCCTTCCGGCCAGGGTGGAAAGTCCACGCGACGCCTTGCCGCTGGCCGTTTCGATTTTCTTGAGGGACTTGTCGCCGGTTCGGCCCACGTCCAACAATTCGGCCTTGACCTTGCCGCCGCCGTCTACGGTGAGGCGGATCGCATATGTGTTCTGGGTTTTGGGCATGGATCAGTCCGTATTGTCCTCTTGCATCGCCTCGATCATTCCCGTTTCCGCTGCCCCCAAGAGCACGGACACGACGCCCGCCTCGAAGCCTCTGGCATCGACAATGTGCAGAGCAGCGGTCATATCGATGCCCAGCACATGGCCCGAGGGCGCCAGGCGCAGTTGCCCCAGAGAGGCCATGAGCACGTCCCAGGTTTGGTGTTCTTCAAGTGATTGCAGGGCATGTTCGTCGTATGGGCAGGTGTGCCCGTCTAAGCCTTTGCCGCCTTTGGCGCAGGCCGTGCCGTCTTCCCGGCAACTTTGGCAGTATCCGGGCCCTCCACCTGGCTTGAAGTGCCATTGGCAAAGAGCCCTGATGCGTTTTTTGCGGCGTTGAGCAGGACCTGCTGCAGGGTCAGCTTTTGTAGAAACTGCTCGCCCACCGGATAGAGCGACATGACGGCGGCGACATTTTCGGGTGTGATCTTTGGGTCGTCCTCGATGCCGGACCAAGAGACGATATGCCGGAACGCCAGTTCCTTGGACAACAGGTCCTGGAAAAGCCCGTCCCGTTCGGCCTCATCATCCAGGTCCGGCAGGCCGTCCAAGGCCAAGCCCGCCTCCTTGCGCTCACGGACCTGGGTATCAATGGCTTCAAGCCTGCGCCGCGCCGCCGCTTGCACCACCGCCATGCCGGCCGTGGTCAGAGGCTTCACCGTGACCGTGACACCGTAGGGAAGCTCGATGTCAAATGGCTCCGCCTGAGGTTTTAGGGAGATCATTGGTACACCGTCCCGTCCAGATCGTTGATGAGGGTCACCGTCAGCATCCGTCCGGCGGCATCGTTCTTCGCGCCCTGGAAGTCAAAACTGGCCTGCACGCCACCCGGGCCCTCCACAGCCAGCTTCGGCTTGGGCAGATAGACCTCGTGGGCGGTGAACAGAACCTTGGACGCGCCGGCGGTGTATCCGAACTCCAGGTCCACCGGCGTACCGCCGGCAGCGGCGTCGATCAGGGTGGTGTCGGCGAAACGCACGTCGATACGCCCGGTGAGCGCCGCCACCGTCGGATCGGCCCCGTCGATCAAACCATCGGATCGGATGGTCTCGATCTTCTCCAGATTGTTGGAATAGGTAAGCGAGCCTGAGGTCAGGTTGCCGACCGGCTGTCCGGCCTTGGTGATGGAGCCCTGGAACTGGCTGATGCGTGTAAATGCCAAGGTGCTGGGCGTGCCGCCTTGCGTGGTCGCCGAGCGACTTTCTCCTTGGGCCACGGCGCTGATGGTCGCCGCCGCCGCGCCCGAGCGTTGGAACTCCAAGGCGATGGAGTTCAGCACCACACCCCCGTGCATGAAAAACGCAGGGACCTGCCCCATGCCGACCTCGATGGAATAGCTGGGTAGAACATCCGAGCCCGAGGCGAATACATGATCAAAGGTGCCGTCCAAATTATCCGTGGAGGCCGGGTCGCCGAACAACCCCGTCAGCCATATCCCCAGATAACGGGGATCCATCGGAACCGTGATGTCCCCTTCGTCGTTGATCACATCCTGCAAGGGGGCAAGTGGATCGCGCCCCTGGCCCAGCACCGGATCGTCGATCAGGCCCTGTTCGCTGCCAAGCGCGCAACTGTTGAAGGGCATGCGGATATAATTGCCGGTTGGCGGGACGCCATAGGTGGCTTCCCGTTTGAGCAGCAGCGTTGCGCTCGAACCATAGGCTCGCGACATTGGGTGTCTCCTATATATAAAGTGAATAGTCAGCCCAAAAGGCTGGTGGTCTCGTACTCGACGGTCACGATGATCGTGCCGGTCTTGATGCCGGGTGCGCCGGCCACCGCGTTAGTATCGACCTCCGGGCGGCCGTAGGTCATGCCGAAGGCGAGGCCGCCGAGGGTGGGACCGGTTTCCAATGCGGAGCCCACCGCCTGCACCAGAGTGTCGAAGGCGGCATCGCGGGCCATGGCGTCGCCCTCCTCGACATAGAGTTCGATCTCCACGTCGTGGCCGTAATAGGTGCCGCCAAAACCGCCCAAGGCCGTGTCCGGCTCGCCCGGATCGCCGTCGCGCAGCACGATCAAGCCGCCAGCGGGGATTTTCTCGGGCACTGCCATGTTGCGCTCGATCTTGGCGCTGGGCACGGTCATGAGCAGTGCCTTGATCGCCTCAAGAACCTGTTCTGGTTTGCTGTTCGCCAACGTCTAATCCGTTCTCATGTGTTTATTGATCAGCCCCGGGAGACGCCCCTCCCAGCGCTTGGCCTCTCGCTTCACGTCCAGGCGCTTCTTGAGCCTCACTTGTGGCACCATGATGAACATGACCACGGTGGCTATGCCCTGCTTCATGCGGCCTGTTTTTGTATAGGCGCCGCCCTTGGCGCGGCGGCCGACCCGACCGGACTTGTTGATGCGCACGCTGTCGACGACCAGGAGCGACGGACCCCGCGCCCTGTAGACAAACCGCAGCGGCCCGAAGCGGTGCTCCGGGAAGTTGGACGGATTGATCCGTTTTCCTCCGACGCCACGCTTGGGCGCCGCCGGCGTCGGGATGGCCAGCCAGAGTCCAGACTTGCTCCGGATCACCGCACCCTCATCGAAAATGCGGATGATCTGCGGCGCCTTGGACCAGACCAGGGTGGCGGCGCGCATGGATGGTTTTCCACGCGGGTAGGTTTTCTCACGCCATGTCCGGGCCAGCCGTGGTCCGAGCCCTGCGCCAACCACCTGCTTGCGCAAATCCCCCTTGAGGCCCCGGCCCGCATCCTTGACGCCGGCCGTCACGGCCTTGGATATGCTCCGCACCTCGGATTCCATGTCCGCCAAGACGGAGCCGGCGATCGTGGCAGCGAGTTTCATGCCGGTCTCGTATCGAGAACCCAGACCAGCCGATGGGGATCACGCCTTTCCGGCTCGCCCTGGATGACGTGGTCGGCGCCATCGACGGTCAGCAAATCGCCGGGGCGAGGCTGGGACACTTCGGACACCCGAACATCGAACAGGGCGGTTTCCGTGTGAACCCGGGTGTCGCCGAACCCGACGATCTCGTCGGGACGTGTGGCGATCACACGGATGTTTACGCTGTCACCACCCTGCGGGGTGTAGAGGGCGTCGACGCCGAACTCGACGAACGTGACGTCGAGCGCTTCCGAGGCCAGGGTAACGAAGGTCATTCGTCCTGGCTCGGCGCGTCCGCATCCGGCTTGGCCTTGCCGCCCTTCTTGGCCGGTTGTTCCTCGACCTTTGTCGCCAGCTTGCGCTCGACGAGGCTCAGGCCCTCGTCCTCGTTGATCTCGAAGGTCTCGCCGGGCGAATAGGTCTTCTTCCCGGCGACGACCATGACGTTGGCTTTCAGTTTCATAACAGTGCTCCTTACAATACGGTTGCGCAGAAGCTGGCGTTGGCCCGATAAGGCACTACCAGGGCCGAGGACTGCAGCAGCATGTAACGCACCGGCGGGTCGTTCTCGGACCAGGACTTGACGAAGTACTCGACCGGGCGGATGCCCGCGGCCTCGTCCAGGATGGCCCCGTGGTGGCGCACCCCTTCCAGCCCTTCGCGGGCGACCAGCAGAACCGTGCCGGTCGGCAGCAGCGTCTGGTCCACGCCGTCGTCGTCAACGTAGACATCGTTGTAGGTCCAGATGTCGAAGCTGCCGATGTTGCCGCGATAGACGGCCTTCTCGTCGGCGACGATGGGATCAAGCGACAGGCTGATCGAAGTGCCGCGCCGCACATCGAACAGGGTCTTGACGTCCGCATCCTTGAGAAACTCCTCGAAGGCGCTGTCCTCCATGATCACCGTGCGCGGGCTTAAGCCCGAATTCCCCCGTACCGTGAGCGCCCAGGCGCGCAAGTCGGCCAGGGGACTGACCCCGGCTTGGCCCCAGCGGGCGGCACCGACGAGCGCCACCGTATGGGTCGGGTCGCGCTGGAAGTCCACCACCTGGGTGGCGTAGCCTTCCCCGGAGACCACCTGCTTGCCAGTTTTCAGAACCTCCGTCGCCATGACCTCGAAGCGTCGGTTCAGCATCTTGAGCATGTCGGCCAGGTTGTCGGCGACGGCGGCCTGAATGCGGGACTCGGGCGACATGGCGCCCATGATCGGCTCGCCCGCCCGGCGTTTGAGCCCCTGCTGGGGACGGACCACCCGCTTTTCCTTGAGGTAGGCGGGCTTGAAGCTCTTGGTCTCGTAGCCGCGCTGGGCCACCACCTTGCCTTCCACCAGGGGCGAGACGAAGGGGGTGATGCGCGGCTTGCCGTCGACCACGTCGAAGAAAATCTCCTCCGTGTCGGACCGCGATACGGTGGAGAAGAAGGTCCGGGCCAGGAACTGGACCGGCTCGGCGTTGGAGGCGACGATTCCTTCGATGACGCGCTCCAATCGGCCGGTGTCATAAGCGTTGATCGGCATGGTTTTAAGCTCCCACAACAGGTTTGAGGAAAATGCTCCGGGACCTTAGTCCCGGCTTGGCGGTGGTCTTGTCATGCCCGGCGCCGAACACGAGGGCATCCTCGTTAAAGCAGCCGGTGAACCAGACAGCGGCCTTGGTAGCGGCGGCGCTGGCGTCGACGTCGGCCTGCAGGACGGCGATGGGCACCTCGGAGCCGTCGGTGGCGGCGGCGACCGAGAGCTTGAACTCGCCCGTGGCCGTAACCTCGCCCAGCACGGCGCCTAGGCCCAAGGTTTCACCGGCGGCGATGGTCACGGTGTCGGTGTGACGGGGAA